CCTTGTGTACCGGCTGCTGGCAGGGTTGCTACTGTGTACGCTGCGCCTAATCCATTCCCGCCATTAGCTACAGGGAGGATACCAGATACATCCGCAGTTAGCGACACCGCCCCAAAGGTCGGCGCACCGGCTGCATTGCCGTGCAAGACAGTAGTGGTTGTCCCCAAACTGCCCAGCACTGTAGGCGCAGCCCCAGCCCCACCGCCAAGCACCAGCCTGTTTGCGGTCAGTGCGCCAGATGACGCCCAAGTTGTGCCGCTTGAGAAGTACGGTACGCCGCCAGAAGTGCCTGCAACAGTAAACGCTGGCGTTGTGGTTGGTGTAGCCACCGACACAATGCCGCCCGTCCAACTAACGCTAGTCACCGTGCCGACAAACTGGTCATTGCTGGTGATGGTGAAGCTGGGGTATGTCCCGGTTACTACCGTTGTGCCTGCGCCCGTTAGCACCACTATACGATCTGGCAAGCTGTTGGTTATGGTAATGGTGCCTGAACCATTGGTAACCGTAATGCCGGTGCTGGCCGTCAGCGTCCGCAATGTGTAGCCGGTGCCGTTGCCAATCAGCAATTGGCCGTTGGTTGGAATCGTGCCAAGACCCGTGCCGCCATTAATAATTGGCGTAATGCCAAGGCCAGCGCCTGTGATGGTGTAGACGTTGTTAAACCAGCGAAACCACTCCATTGACACCGCACCCGTCTGATCGTTCAGCAGCGGGACGCGAGGTGCGGGAATCTGAGTGATGTTTGCCATATCAAGACTTTGTTGGACTCAGCACCAACTCAGCGCCCATAATGCTAACCTTTACCGGGTCAGTGCCGCTTACCTCATACACCCGGTCACGCAGCTTGAGCGTCATGCCCAGCCGACGCCAGAACGTGCGGTAGCCGTACTCACCAATCTGGCCCATGCTGGCCCAATGCTCGCTTGACCAAGTATGACCGCCATCGTCGCTCCAGCGCAGCATGACTTGCGGGTCATAACCCGGCGTTGCAAGGAATTCTTCAGTGACAATCTCAGCGCCAGCCGTATCAGGCCCGGCGTAGGCAAACGTCACCAAGGATTGAAAACCATCACCGGATTCGGTTGTAAGCTCATCGCCAGATTCAGTTGCCAAATACTCCCAATCAAACTCAGCAACAAGCTGGTAACTTGGCCCTGCTGGCGGGACGTTTGCTAACTCGGTAAGTATGCCGTCAGCAGTTTGACCTGGCGTAACTCCAAGTCCTACGCCTGTCTCAGCGTTGAGTTGCAGCGTATGGTGCGCCGTGCGCTTGAAGTTGTTTTCGCCAGGTGGCAGCGCCCTCCAAGAGCGCAACCACTTTTGAATGCCGCCATTGTCAGCGTAAACGTCTAGGTCAAACCTGTAAAGGTTGCCGTTCTCAAAATCGCCAACAATGATGTTGCCGCCAAAGTTGCATTGGCAATTGCTGCGGTGCCGCATAAACAGGCCGTTGTCAAAACCAGCACGTTCGTGCCAGGCTTGGGTAGCCACATCGTAGACCCAAGTGGCGTTACCAGACGGAAATGTCAGCACGTAGAAGGCGTGACCTTCTTGCTGGTAAGTGTACGCAATAGCGTCTGAGATGTTGCCGTACTGAGCAATAGCGTACTCAATCGCGTGAGTAGAGATGCGCGTGCCGGTGTAGCCGTTAGCGCGGTATACGATACCCTGCCCACGGGCGTCTGTACCTAGCCAGAACAAGCCGTTGTCCAGTTTGGCTATAGAGTACGCAGATATGCAGCCAATCTCGTTAAAAGCCCCTTGGATGCGGGTTAGGGGGAAGTTTGCATCTCCAGAGTTGTACCAGACCTCAACCGAGTCGGTGCCAAACACCCACAGTTGCCGGTGATCAGAGATAAGCCCAACCACACCGTCTGGTGAGCCTTCAGCAGATGCAAAGTCCAGCGGATCAACTGAAGTTCCATCCAGTAGCTGAGTTACCCAAATGATCTGACTATTGGGCTGGTTGAAGACAAAGTAGCCGTCAAGATAGGCCACTGTCACCGCGCCAGCAAAGTCTGGGTCTGTGATCTGCGCGAATACGTTGGTGACCTCGTTATAGATGTAGCCGTCAGGGTTGCAGGCAAAGAATATCTGAGTGCCGTTGTCGGCAATGGACACCGGGCCGGTGCTAGACACCGTGCCAAGCAAAGTAGGTGTGGCCGTCAAGCCGGTCAGCTTGTAGACCTCTTGGCCTGATACGACATAGAAGTCGCTGCCATTGGTCTGGTGCGCCCACAACGCCCGAATAGGGCCGGTGCCTACAGTTTGAAGAAACTCTAGCCCCGGCGCACGGTTCAGAAACCCAGCCTCAAGCCCTCCTGCTGGAATAGCCTCTGGAAACATGTTGACCATCCTGTTGTTCGCAGCGTTGATGCTACGCGCAACATAGGCCGAACCAAGGATGGGAGTGTGCATTAGGCGGCTACAGCTTTGATAACGGCAAAGTTGAAGACCGGCGTTTCAGTGGTAGTGCCGCCAGTGGTGCGGAATGTCAGGTTGAAACTTCCTGCGGCCACTGCTGTGACCATCAGATCGTACAGATCAGTGCCTGACTTTTGATTGAGGATGATTACATCCGTTGCCGCCACGGTGCTGTTGGTCACGGTAAAGGTTGCCGCAATCGTTGTGCCTGCTGCGCTGAACATGGTGATTGCACCAGTTGTTTTGTTCAACGTCACGCCTGTAGTGCGGCTTGTTGCTTGGGTTACTGCGCCGCCTGCGCCTGTTGCGTAGCCAACGCCTGCCGTGCCAGATGATGTGACTGCACCAGTTGCTGCTAGGCTTGTGGCTGTGGCCGCACCAAGCACAGGCGTCACCATCGTGGGGCTGGTAAACAGCAAGGTCTTGCTAATGCTTTTGGTCGTTCCAGCTTGGACAAAAGGAACAATGTCGGCTGCGTTGATAACGGTGGCAATGGGCAAACCAGAGATGGCAACGGTAGTCATGATTAAAAGTTCCCGGCGTAGATGTTGTAGCGTTGACGATTGGCAACAATACCGTAAGGCATTGCCATCACATCGTCAGGATTGTTGATGCGCTTGATGTTGCGCTTGGAGGTCATAGCAATGCGTGAGACTTGGGGGCTTGGCTCGACGCCAAACTCAGCGGCAATCTCGCAGGCCAGATTGAACCTAAAAGCTCTTAGGTAACCAGGTGGAAACGACAGCGTAGTTGCCAGCGTTGCCGGTTCGGTCAGTTCTTGAACCGAGACAAAATGCCACTCCAGCGGACGCAGCGGCACTGGATAGACGTACATCTCAATGTCGGGGTACGTCATGTTGACCCACAGAACCTGCGGATACGTGCTAGTCACCGTCTTAACAGCAATACCGTTGTATTGCTGCTGATTGATGATCTTAATGCCGTAGCTGACGTTGGTAGCCGCATCCCTAAAATAGGTGGCGTCATCCACCAAAATTGGCCGATTGCCAACAAAATTACCAGTTGGGCCTAACGTGCGGCTTAAGATGCTTGCAGGCCAAGTGAACACTTGATCCTGAGTGCTAAACACTGACAATCGCTCAGTGTTCCATGAGTCAATCATCTGGTTCATTGCCGACAGCGCGTCCTGCGACGCTGCCGCTGAAGGTGTCTCACCTTCTGCCAGCATTCCAATTAGGCGCATGGCCCCGTTAATTTGGTCGCCAGCAGATGTGGTCATACCTATGCTCCTAGTTCAACAACCCCAACTCGCGGTCTGCCACGGGGACGCCGCATTTCATTTACCGTGGCAGGTGGCTCAACGTCATCCAAATCATACCTTACCCAACCGTTTTGCTCGTCGTATTCAGCTTCCTTTTCAGCGCAAGCTACTTTAGTTCCGTGATCTGGGTGACGTAGATAGATGACCATATTTATAGATAGGGGTGGTTAACCCCCATTTGGTTTTACAAAACGTGAATAATTGCAAAGTTGATTACAAAAGCCTCACTTAGCGAACCGCCCGAAAGATTGCGAATTGTGATTACGCAACTTCCTGTGGTTTTGCTAGAAATCCAGCAGTTGTAAGCACCAGCGGTAGCGCCAGAAGACACGCTTAAAATAATAACGTCTTTTGCGCTGATTGTGCTGTTGTTCAAAGTGAACGAAACGTTTGTGATGTTTGCCAAAGAGGCGCCGTTCAGTGTGATCTGACCAGCAGACTTGTTCAGCGTGACCGCTGTGGACTTGTCTGTCAATTGAGTCACTGTGCCGCTTGCTTCTGCGGTATAACCCAACTCACCGCCAGACAGTACAAAGTTAGACCCAATAATGTCTTGGTCTTCAAAAGCAACACCAATTGGTTTGGTATTAGAGGTCATAATTGTTCCTTTAAAAACAGGGGCCGAAGCCCCCATTTGGTTTAAGCAACGCGATACATTGAGTAGGCAGCATCGCCGGTCTTGCGGAACAAGAACTCTGCTGCGCCGCTAACACCTGCGGCACTGCCGGTAATGGCAACAACCAGGTTACCGACGGTCGTAATGCCAGTGCCTGCAACCATCGTAATCAGGCCGGTGGAAGTACCCAAGTTGATCACAACCAACCGAAACGTGCTGTTGGGCTTGGAGTTGTTAAACACAGCGTCAATTGCCGTAGCCGTAGGCAGCGTGTACGAAGCGGCAGTGGTAGACGGATTGCCCACCAAAATGCCACCAGTAACTTGTGCAGCGGTCAGAGTGGCCGTAGCAGTTGCGGTCTGGGGCGCTGCTTGAACGCCCATAACGATTTCGTTGGTGTTGCCATCAGTGAACTGATACCCACCGCCAGAATTTGGGAGAGCCATGATAATTTCCTTTGAAAGATGTTACGAAGAAAGGGGCCGAAGCCCCATTCAATTTAGCCCCAAAGACGGCAAGCCATCTGCGGACGAATAGTGCCAAAACCGTACAGAACGTCAATACGGCAAGGCATACGGTCATTGTTGATGTCGTACTGACGAACAACACGCAGCGAGATGCCGTTGTGGTTCGCGCGAGCGGCCATGTCAACGCCCTGGGGCAGCAACAGGTCAGCAGTGGCAAACGTGATGGCGTCCTTGTGGTAGACCAGGTTTTGCGGATAGCCGGTAGAAGCAGTGCCAACAAAGGTCACGGCAGCGTTGTCAGCGGGGAAGCTGTTAACGGTAGCCAAGGCGCTGTCGCTGGTGTAGATTGCCGGGCTGATTGCAACGCTCGTCCATGCACCAGAAGATGCAGTAGCAAGAGAAGTGCAAACAAACTGCTGCAACGAACCAGTGGACTCGCGGGTCTGTGGGTTGACAGAGAACACGTTAGCAATTGTGAACACATCTCCAACAGTAATCGTAGCCGATGCAGTACCACCGTCAAGGTTGATCGTCGATTGGCCTTGAGTGGAGACAGCGCCGTTTACCAAGATTGTGTCAGTCGTAGACCGCGAACCAGTGGTGTGAACCTTGATGGACTGGCTCATGTTGACTTCTTCAAAGCCCAGAACACCAGTACCCATCATGCCGTTCTTGAACTGGCGTGACACGGTGTCGGTTGGGTTGAACAAGCCTTTCATGCCTTCAACCAGGCCAGCGTTGGCGGCAGGGTTGACGGTAGCGTAGCGCGGCGACATTACGGCAGCGTTTTCGTTCAGCTTCTGCTGGGCTTGCAACAGCACCAAAGAAGTAGATGGCGTGGTGCCAGGAGTGCCAACAGTGGCGTAAATCGACTTGTAGGCGTTGGCAACGTCAGCGTCAATGCTGGAGGCCAACTGAGAGATACGGGGTTTCAAAACCCGGTCTGCAAAGTCGTCCATTTGCATGGTCAATTCAGCGGAAGTAAAGTTCACGCCGATGTGTTTCTGGCTTGCCACGGTCAGGGTTGTGAACTGCTCATTGTCGTCCTGAACTTGCAGGGCGGCACCGTCAGTAACCAAAGCGCGGTCAGGCAGGCGGATACGCAGGGTAGAACCGATCTTGGCACCGTTAACAGCAAAACTGTCATCGTACTGCCGGTTCACGTTGCGGGTAATCACCAGGTTGTTCTCGAGAATTTCGAGAGCCTTCCGGGTGATCATGTCAATGGTAAGAATGCTATTAGCCACGATATTTCCTTAAAAACAAATTAAAACTTACGCGCTTGTTGCGCTTTCACTTGCCTTGCTCTTTCGGCCTCAATCCACTGACTGGTTGTCATGGTCTTGGTAGACCGTGGGTCAGTCGTGTCGTAAGACCCAGAACCCACCCCTCGGGCGGTGACTGGTGAAATCGGTTCAGGCGCACCAGAAGTGC